CTTTTCATTTTTCTTTACTCCGTCGCTGGTAATATAGATACCTTTAAGATGAATAAATCATGAACAAGGTTATCTCCAGCAATTTTTGTTACAGCCTGTTTTGCTAGACCAAGGGTAGGAAATCGAAGAGCATCTTTTATATCTGTACAACTACCGCTAACTGGCCCTTCTTCGGCCTGAGAAACATCGTATATGTAAAAGTCCATACACACATTTGGATTTAATATTTTGATAATGTAATATTCACCTAAACCGTCTAAACATTTCTTACAAGAAACTCTATCTATATCTTCGGTAATTTCTTCATCTGTCTCTAATAGATATATTAATTTAACCGTACATACTTTTTGCGCCCAAGGAAAAGTTACATTTGTTATCAGATGCATGTATTCGTTATACCTAAAAGTATAATAAAATATTCTATACAAACTTACTATCAGTGATGGTCAAATATTCCTGATAACTATGGATTTTAGTTGTGTCATACCGAGGATCATTTAGAATGTCTTCTATTGATTTTTTACTACTTTTAGTAATACTATTTTCAAACCACCCTATAAACAAAACACGTTTATTAGGCATTGTGAAATATACTGCAAAATGACCGGAGCTTTTTACATGCCAAACAGTTAACTCTTTATCAGTACCTGTACAAGAATTACATCCAAAACAAAGATAAGGTAGGATTTCTTTATTTAACCACATCCCTTAATCCTTTCCATAAGTTCCGAGAAAGAAGTTACTCTCTCTGAACTGTTTCTGTATTTTGGGACATTTTTAATATTGCCGAAGATACTCGTATATAGACGCTTGCATGTGGCACTTTCTGTAGTGTGGAAAAAGTAAACCCTCCCCTCTTTTGTACCCAAATACACCTTATTATATATAGCACAGATATATACAAATAGTTCATTCTCTGTGCCTTTACATTTCTCACAGCCGAAACAAAGGTACTTAATGTTAGAAATAGTCATACTATCTAACATACTCCCATCCTTTTTAAAAGTTCCGCCGCAGAAAGTATTCTAGGGGAGACGGTGCCAGAGGAACAGGTTTTTACTTTTTCTATAGTACCGAAACCACTTATAGAAAAAGTAGTGTTAGGGTGGTCTATATATGTAGTTATGTCAAAAACATAAAGAGTCTTATTATGGAATACGTACACTCTGTTAGCTATACCTCCATTATAAATATACACAAACAATTCTTCTTTAGTGTCCTTACATTTATCACAACCAAAACAGAAGTAAGTGATCATTGAAATAGGCAGCTCATCCAGCATAATCATACCCTTTTTTTAGAATTTCTTTAAGATCCTCTCTGTCTTTTACAGGGCGAATATCTTTCGCGGCATCTTTGATAGTATTGTAGAAAAGGCTCTTCGTTATTGTATTTTTATTTGGAGTATATAGTACTCCATTAAGTTCTACATATAGACAGGAACTGTCTGTTGTTGTATACAAACCCTTACATTTATCACAACCAAGACACATATTCAGCCATGCGTCATAGTTTGCCATGTAGTAGTTATACCTAAAAAATACTATATAATTTCATGTAGAAACTATTTCAACATGCGCCACCAAGTATCTGTTTTGTACTCTTCTGGAATATGGGCCTCATCAAACACATCTATTCCCAATTTCTCTAGTATATCAATTCTTTGATCATGTAAACTTTCTGGAATCTTTTCTCCACACCATGGACAGAAAGATAGAATATAGGCGGCATTTACGCCTTCCAAATAAAACGATCTACTATTTGCTTTGTATTTCACAACATTATCAGGGCATTCAAAAGAATGTTGACTACACTTTTTTGACTGACCTCTCATTCCATCGCAACATATAAATTCCTCTGGAATTTGGTTACTCATTCCACGGTAATCTCCACAGGTTTCCCTACTAATTTATAGTCTGGATAATCTAGAACAGCGGCATTTACAAGTTGAGTGTCTTTATATCTAGTAATCTTTCCACCTTGTTCATGTATATGTCCAAAGGTCATCAACTTCAAATCCGGCATAGAAAATACCCTGTCCTTCAACTTCTTACTACCCAAATTCTCCATACTTCTTCCGCCGACATCTAAATAGCCAAATGGAGGACCGTGGCTGACTAAAATATTACAGTCGATAATATTATCTATTAGAGAGTTGTGTCTTTCCACAGTTGTGAAAAAATCATTCATCTGTCTGTGAAAGTGAGTGTGAGGAAATCCGAAAAAAGAGTAGCCGTCGAACATATATAACTGATTTTTTAGATAACTCTCCAACCACAGATCAACAGTGTTCTTAGTATATTTTTTTAGCGCATCTTGATACAGAAGTCTTGAGGCGCTTGTAAAATAGGCATCGTGATTGCCGGGAATGATAAAAACTTTGGCATAGTTGTTTTCTACTTCCCCCAGCCACTTTAGAAAGTCCAGACATTCGTGTTCTTCACCATTCAAGGTAAAGTCGCCACAGTGAATTAAAATATCTCCTTTTGGAAGGGCGACTTTTCTATGTTGATTGTGGGTATCTGACAAAATAACTGCTTTCATCTATTGTCTCCTAGTAATACGTCCATTTTTTACAGCACCATTATCATACCCAGATACAGTGAATAATACGTTATCTCCAAGCACTACTTTAATCTTGTTCTTATTCATTTTTCCGGCGACGGTACATAAAGACTTAAAAGTTTCGTTGCCCATTTTATATTCAACTTCAAACTTACCTCCATATACAGCAGTAATAATTCCATTTAGCTCTAGATCTGTGTCTTTGCTCATAAATCTGTTATATCAACAAATACATATAAAATTTCACTAACGAAGAATCAGATTGTCGTCGAAGTCTTCTCCGTAGCTACTACGGGTATCTGGATTTAAAATATCTCGACGAGGAAACTCTACGAATGATGTCAAGAAACAATATAACAGTGAGTGGAAGCTATCATCAGTATTAGCTGGATTCTTCTGATACATAATAATTCGTGTTCGTGGGTTATATTCACTAGTAATAGCTAGAATGTCTCTTCCATACGGATCTTCAAAGTCCTCCCATTTTGGAAACCTAAATACATCCTTTCTTTTAATCGCCGTGAAAATAGAAGACATACACTCACTTCTGTGAATGATGAACCTATATAAGTTAGGTTCCCATTTCATCTTTGTTTTAGGGTTACTGTACTGGTACTTTAGAACTCTCTGAGCACCAAACTCTCTCATCAATTGATCGTTTTGAACCATGCCTCCGCCGAAGTCCGTTCCTATATATTTAACTCTATAAGTATGTAAAAGTTTGATAATGGCCTTCATCATATATGTTGATTCGGCCTCTGGTCCTTCAAATCTTTTCCAAAAGAACGGAACAAAGTATCGTCGACCACCAAAATCAAAGTACTTAGCAATGGTAAGAACTGTATAGGATTTTTCTGTCTGTGCTCCCCAGTCAATGCCTGCAAAAATAGGTTCTCCATCTTGAAGATGATATTTCAACTTCTCTTGATATTCTGGTTTTAAAGACAGTTTGAGATCTTCGTTTGTATTGTCATCACAGTTATCAATGAGGTCCTGCCTAGTAAGTGGTTTTTCTCCACTATCATAAGACATACCTAAAACCTCGTTGTAAAATTGCGCCTTAGAATATCTGTTCATATAATCTCTAACCGTTCTCCAGTCACAATCAGGAGAGATTAACTGAGGGATATGAAATCCTTGAAAAGGTTTGGCAGCAGTTTTATATATTAGAGGATTCATAGATACCCATTTGCAATCAGGGTCTCTTGGAGAAATACTATTTCCACAAGAATCACAAATAAGACCTTCTTTACCTAGACATTTCTCATCAGTAACAATGTTCCAGTGTTGTCTAGTTATTTTTCCGCCGCCCAAATAACTGTGTCTATTACAAGGAATAGCCCATTCATTCTGAGTAGATTGATTTGCCCATACTTCTTCAATAGGGTTATCTAATCCAAGAGGCGTTCCTGAATAGTACGTCTTCTTATACTTTGTACTGGCGGCGAATTGTACTTGTTCAATAATAGGAATATTATCTTTAATGATATTCTGAATCTCGTCGATAATTAGTAGATCAACGCCACCGATTCCACGAATACGATCTGCATTCAAGAAGGCGTATCTAAAAAGAATCTCACTTCTAGTAATGAACTGTTTAACGAGGGTGTTATCAATACCTCTGGTATCTTTATATTTTTTTAAAACCTCACTGTCCTCTATAGGACCGATAACACGATCCTTCATATACTCTTTTGTCTGAGTTTGAGACGGGCTTACGTAAAGAGCCTTGAATGCAGGTTGTATGCAACAAAGAGATAAAGCAGTGTTTCCTAGCCAGGTACTTTTATTTACCTGTCGTCCACATTTAGCTAAGATTCTATCTGCTGGAGAATCATAGATAGGAATCCAATACTCTCTACCTTTAAAGGAGAAGTTCTCGTATTTGTTTTTATCCTTGTTAAACATACGAAAAGCAAATTGAGTCCAACCTGAGACAGATATGTTAATCTCGCTCGATCTATCCTCATCATCTTTTGATAAGATGAAATCAGTATCAAGTTTTACATTGTATCGTCGAAATTTGTCTACAGACATACTTCAGATATACACTAAAAAAAATAATAAGCAATATTAGTGCTGCTACTGAAGAGGGTACTGATCCTCCAAGCCATCATCAATCACGACGGCTTCCTCTTCCTGCTGCTGACGGAACTTCTGGATGCCCAGAGTCCCGGCGACGCCAGTTGCCGCTCCCGCAAAGAAGACGGCGATCATCCCCTTCCGTTCCTTGACCCATCCCCAGGCTCGTGATACAGCGGACTTCTTCTCAGTATTATTGGTTTTCGTTTCGTCTGTCATATAATGTTTATACCAATAAAGAAATGAAAAATTTCACTATGTAATAATCAGATCATCAATATTAATATCTTTACTAACACTTCTCTGCACACTGTGACGCTCTTTCTTCCACCTTTTAGCAATACCTGATTTAACTACTTTATTTACCACTTCTTTATAATTAAACAGGGTTCTTCTCTTACCTTTTAAATCTATATGTAGGTATACAAGAGTAGTTAGTTTTATATTACGATAAGCTCTAAAAGCTAGCTTTCTCGTCTCAGATACTTGATTACTCTTTTTTGTAAAGTAACATAGTATATACGCTAACTCTATAAAAGGTCTCCAACACTCTTCGTCCTTAGTGTACTCTTTTAATTGATACAGGTGTTTCTCTGTCAATCTACATAATACTTCTGACCATTCAACTACTTGTTTAATAGTAGTTACCCTTAATTTCTTTGCTTCTAAATATATGGCGTGCAGCTCTCTATCAGATAGTTCTAATGGTTGATAATAGAGATCAAAAGCTCTTTCTAAAAGCTCTACCTTTCTTTCTAATCTCTCCACCTTTAAAAGTAAGTTGTTATAAGTAGCTTCTGTAAGTCGTATTTCTTTTGGCTTGTTGCAGTGTTTTAGTAGTTGCTCCTTGTTAACAAAACTTCGTCCACCAAATTCTCTAGATAAGATGTGTCCTTCTCTTACTTTCTTTGAAATATCTTTTTTTGGTACACCTGTTAGACGATTTGCAACTATCAAAGAAATGTACCCTTCTTGTTCCAACATCTTTATTTTGGCGGCATCAATAGAATTCATAGAAAAACATTAACATTGTTTTTCTATCTTTTTTATGATTTTGTATATTGATACTAATGTTACTCGAAAAAATCGCCAATGAATTAAGGGGAAGTATTCCTGGAGGAAAGGCCAAGGTAGATGCGCTAGCAACAAAGGTAGCAGGTACTTACCTTAATACAGGAGAGAATATGACAAAACAAATTCAAAAATTAGCTGAAGCTGAAGGATTGTCAGATGAATATGTAAAGAGAGTGTGTGAAACATCCAACCATAAAGTAAGTTCTCATCTTTTCAATACTAACGAGGATAAGAATTTTCAATTTGACCTAGCGGACTGGCAACAGATTCTTTCTCCTCAAGAAGAAAAGACGGCCTCTGTTTACGACTTACCTCCGACAAACTATAAAACAGCCTCCATTAAAGTAGCCTCAGAAGAAGTTATCGAAGCTACTCCTTATTACATGAAGTCAGATCCCACAGAGAATCTTCTTGATCTAAAGGATACCTTTTCTCGGGCCGAAGAAGATACTAGAGTAAAGTTGGCATATGTACAAAATGAGGAACAATTTGTATTCCAACAACTCTATAATGAGTTTTCTTCAGAAGTTAAGGACAACGGCTATTTTAAAGTAGCTCAAGCATTAGTGCCTTTCTTACATCCAGAAACTATTGAGTCACTTACTTATGAGGGAATTTCTGATAACACTATTTCTGAGGACGATTTATTTACAGTAGAGAAGTTAGCTGAAGTAGTTGATGAAACTGCCGAAGTTATTAAACTTGGTCAGTATTACGAAAAATTGCGTCAAGAAAAAGAGCTATATAAATTAGCTCATGAAGAAATCACAGAACAATTACAAACCATTTGTAATACTCTAAAAGCCCGATAGGATAAGAACATGATTTCACAGCTATTAAAATTAGCATCAGAAGACAAAGTGTGTGAGGAAAAACTCGCATTTGTCTACGACGCTATGGAAGATAAGGATGTAGGACAAGATATTAGTGATGAAGTCGAGTCACTACTTGGAGAAGTAGAAGAGTCACTAGAGAAGAGTGCTGGTATTTTTGATGCAGTCAAGGGAGGTATTTCGTCCGCCGGCAAAGCTGCCAAACCTTATGCTGGAGCTGCTGCATTAGGTGCCGCTTCTCTAGTAGGCTCGGCCTTAGTTAATGATATGTATACCTCAGCTAGATTGGCGCTTTCTAGAAATAGAAATTACAAGAATATGTTAGAAGCTGATCCAGAGCTTAAACAACATCCAGCAGAGAAGGTGAAGGCTCTCTTTAATACCCTTCACGAAAAAGGCGGACCAGAAATGTCGGGCGATCCCTTGATTGCCTCAGCTTTCGTAAAACAACAGTTAGAACTTCCTCCACAATTCCTGTTAGAACAAGTACACAAACTTGTAGGTACAGGAGCCGCTCTTAGTAAATCTCGTCAAATGGGCTCGTTTGATATGGGTAGAATTATGGGAGCTGGCGGAGGTAAGCAAATGGCATCTGAAGCAGGTAAGCAAATCGGCAAACAAATGATGTCCCCTCCAAGTGGACCCCGAGGTATTGGTGGAGAAACTTGCCCTACATGTGGGTCAAATGATGTAACTGTTTCTAATAAAGGCGGACTTATTTTTAGTGATTGCGAAGACTGCCACCATACTTGGTAAATTATGGAAAAGTATCTAGACACATACGAACCAGCAGTTCTCCTCGATAAAAACGGCATAGAAAAAACCGCCGAGGAGAAAAAGGACAAAGTTGATAAGAAAGTACTGGATGTAATCAAAACCTTACGTCCAGATAAAGATAAACATTTGTATGTACATAAAGTAATTATGGGTGATGGAGAGAGATGGGGAAGTAACGCCAACGGTGATGTATTTCCCGAGGACGATTTATACGCTGACTCTAAGAAACATGGATATAAAACTTTCTTAGATGCAGGTATCTTCACGTCGCACAAAAATAGAGACAAATCAAAATCCCTCGGAAGACTTATTTTCTCAGTAGTAAATCCTATAATGAAAAGGATTGAGCTTATTGAAGAGGTGTCAAGAGAGAAGTGCAAAGAACATGATAGAGATTTTGGTGTGTACGACAGCTTACTCGATGGCGTGTCTCTATTTTCTTCTATGGGCGCAAGAGTTCCTTACGATATCTGTAGTATTTGTGGAAATAGGGCACCAACAAGAGCGAGTTATTGTGAACACCTTCTACATAAGATGAATCAAATTCTTCCTGACGGGAGACTTGTTTGTGCATTAAATCCAAGACCAGTATTCTTTGATGATAGTTATGTGAAGAACCCAGCATTTAGACCAGCGTTTACACTTAACATAATCAAGATTGATGCAGATATTCCTAAGCTGCTTTCTAAAACCGCTGAAGAAAGCACTAAGAAGGGAAAACCAATAAAAGTCTCTATGAAGACTTCATATAATGGTTTACCTATTAGTATTGAAGTAAGAAGTGGAGACTACAGACATGGATATGCCCGTGGAGGAAAATGGAAAAAGAAGATGTTCTGTCATTATGGTTTTATTCCAAATACTGAGGGACATGATAATGAAGAAGTCGATGTATACCTAAAGCCGGAAGCAAATAAAAGTGCCAACGTATATATCGTCAAACAAATGAAGACTGTTGATGGACAGAAAGAGTTCGACGAAGAAAAGGTAATGATTGGATTTGATTCCAAACATCATGCAAAATCTGTTTATCTACAACATATGGGTGAAAAGTATTTTGGAGGAATTGAAGGAATGTCTTTGGATGAATTTAAAAACCATATTAAAAGAGAGAAAACGAGTGAAATGGTAAAAAGAATTCCTGCTATTTCTTCGCCACTTTTGAGTAAAATAAAATTTCAATAATATTTCTTTGCAATATCTTTTGTTAAAGAAATAGAATAAGGACACAACATGAGTAAAGCATTAGAACTAATTAATGAAATGTATAATACAGAGGAGCTAGAGAAGGCTGCTCAGTACCAACAGGAATTTGCCGAAGTTGAGGATGTTCTCGACAAGGTAGCTTCTCTTGCTGGAGCTGATCTATCTGGCCTCAATGATTCTGATAAACTAGAACTCTGGAACGCTCTTGTAAATCAGTACAACGCTCAAGAGGGTCAGGGAGAACAACTAGCCCAGAATCAGCAAGCTGGCGAAGCTCAGGAGCAAAGTCAAGTAGGTGCTACTTCTCCTGCTCAGCAAGTTGATCCGTATGTTGCTTACGCTACTTCTTCACCAGAGAAGGCCCAGGATTTCCAGATGAAGGTTGCTGAGACCATCTATACCAGTAATCTCTGGGCGGCTAACAACGCTGAGCGAACTGCTGAGTACATGGCCAAGATTGCTGAGAGTATGGTTGAGGTAATTTGGTCAGGTCTACAGCAGAAACTAGCTGGCGAAGACAAGGAAGAGGAAAAGCACGAGGACAAGAAGGATGAGAAGCACGAATCCTTTGAAGCTCTTGCTAAGGGTCATGCAATGAAGGTGAAGGAAGAGATGAAGAAGGAAGCTTCTTTTGATACTGCCGTCGCTCTTCGCGCCGCAGAAATGATCCTAAATGGAGAAGTATAATGGCATTAGACGTACAAACTGTAGTTGCAGGTATTCTTCAGAAAGTTGCTTCTAAGAAAGTAGAGCAAGAAGAGAAGAAGGGTAAGAAAGAAGAGAAGAAGGAAATTGTGAAAGGTATGTCTTCATGTAAGTACGCCTTCACTGTTGCCGATGTTCTCGACGAGATTGTAGATAATTTTGAATTAAACTTTGGTTCAGAACTTGATCGTGCCCAAAAGCTGGCATACGAATCACCAAATACTCTTGCCACCAGTGTAGCCACTAATCAGAACTTCAAGGCTCAGAATGAGCATCGTGATGCCATGGCTGTAGGTGAAGATCCTGCTATGGGAGATAAGGGTAACGAGAACGGTATTACACCCAACCACCTAAAGACGACTCTAAGCCATCCTCCAGGCGGCAAGGAAAAGAACGACCCAGCCAATCCTCCTCTATACAATAAGACAGCAGCTACTTATGAAAAGATTTTAAAGAAACTAGCTGGAGACAAAACAGCTTACGAGTCTCCAAACACTCTTCGTACAATGACTGTCACTGATTCAGGTGCTGGTCAGCAAGGCTATGATAGCGGCAAGTCCGACGGTAACAACCTTCGCAACTTAATTCAAACTTCTAATGAGAAGGCCATGGATTACACCAAGGCTGACGCTAAGAAGGATTATATTAAGGAGCAGATGAGTCAAGTATTTGATGAGGTACATCCAGAGAAGGATACTGCTGTAGATCGTTTTATTGATCGTGGAGCAGACACTTCAAAACTAGCTGGTCTAAAGGATGTTGCTGGTAAAGTAAAAGATGTTGCTAACCGTGGCGTCGAACTAGCCAAGGGTGGAAAGAAGCAGTTTATGATGAATTCAGATAAGCAGGTAATGAATGCTCGTCCTGGTAATACTGCCCAAGGATTCAAAGGTAAGACCACTCGTACCGAGGCTGCTAAGTCCACTGCCGTTAGAGCTGGAGTAGCTGGTGCCGCAGGCGCTGCTGGACTCGGTGCTCACAAAGCTATGGATAAGAAGGCCGACGAGGAGACCATCTCAAAAATGGAGCGCCTTGTAAAAGAAGAGAAGAAGGACGAGAAGGTAGAAGAGAAGATTCATCCAGGTCTTCACAAGGAAGTAGAAAAGGCGGAACAAAAGAAAGAAGCAGAAATTCTAAATAAACTAGCTTCTATTCTTGCTTCGTATAAAACTGCTGGATCAGAAACCTCTCTAGGTGACGGTTCTGCTGTAGCTCCTGGCGGTATGGATGTTGGACAAGCTGTTCCACAGGAAGTTCCCTCGCCAGCTGCTGCCAGTCCAGATCAAATTGAAAAGATAAAGAAGATTCTTCTCATGATGCAACTAAAGAAGCAACAGGAAGAAGCTGCCATGGCACAGGCTCAGCAAGGAGATATGCAAGTTCCCCCAGAAATGACTACTCAAACTGCGCCAGGTGCAGTACAAGGAGTTTAATCATGTTAAAAATTTCTTCAGTACAAGTAAAACAGGCTCTCTCAGAAGCAAGTGAAACACTTCGTAAGCTCGCCTCAGAGAACACTGAACTAAGTGAAAAGCTCGCTTTTTATACAAAGAAGGAGCGATGTGAAAAGATCGCTTCTCTTATGCAAGATCGTGGCGTAAAAGTTGAACAAACCTTCGAGGAGAAAGTTGCAGAACTTATGGAAACAGGTACTTCTTTAGAGGTGATTGAAGAAGCAGTTAGAATGGAACCCAAGAACATGAAGTTAGCATCTTTAGAAGAGGGTGGAAAAAGTTTATCACTTGATCCATTTTCTTCTTTAATAGCTTCTCTATCAGATTTACACTAAAAGGATTAACGAACAATGGCAAAACAATACTTCCGACTTATTTCTGATGTAACTGTACTGTACGCACGAGACTACGATCTCGTTGACCCAACCATCCTAGATCCAGCGTCGTCAACTACTCTGTTTCCTGGTGAGTGGCTAAAGACTGTGTATTCAGGTTCAGACCTGAAGGTTCAACGAGGCACTGGTCTTGAGACAGATCCAATCTGTAGTCCTTACTTTGCCGATTTCAAGGCACGTACTGACGTACAAGCTGTTAAGCGAGTTCCACTGCTTCCTTGGGGCGAGTATGAAGGTTATACCTTTATTTGCAATACCGCTGGTCTAACCACTGTTGGGCAGCCTCTATCAGTCAACGATGTTACTGTCGACGGTTTTGTAGGTAAGCGTGGTCTTGTAACTACTCCAGTAGGATACAATCTTGTAGTTGCGTCTTACATGGGTCCAGGCGAAAAGACTGGTGAAATCCGCTTCCTCAAGAAGCCTGGACACTTCCAGACTGTTTAATTTTTTAACTAAAGGAAACATTTACCAATGATGAAAATCGCAGATATTCAAGCAGGCAATCAGGTTATTCTCGATGCTTGCAATACAGAACAGGGTCGTAACAAACTGGCTAGCAAGCTAGAAGATTACGCTAACCAGATCATGGGCTTTGGCCTAGATAAGACTGCTGCAACAGGCAGTTTTATCCGTGACCACATTCGTGAGGTGAGCTTCACTAACCGTATTATTCCACCTCGGGATATTACTCCAGCCGAGTGTCAGATTGGTCTAGAGTCAGACGCTAACCTTGTAAAGATTGAGTTCATGGAGCCAGAATCTCCTGGCGCTCTTCGTGTTTCATATCGAGGAACTCCAGAGACTTCGTTTATTCGTGCCCCACGTTATGCGACTCCATTTTATACCATTATGTCAAAGATTGTCGAGAAGCATGAAGATGAACTTATGGTTTATCGAGATATGCCTCTCACCAAGATTGTAGAAGACCAGATTATCAAGGATATGCAGTACGTATTCGATCGTACCAACCTCATTCACTTTGAGGCTTGTGTTCAGGAAGCTCAGCGTCTAGCTTACGGTGGTACTGTTACTGCTATGCGTGCCTCAACTTACGCCACTGCTCTAAAGGTAAGCGTAATCAAGGGACGTAATGCTCAGCTCGCTGCTATCGACGACTTCACTGTACGTCCAATTCTAAAGACAGATATTAATGATCTCGGTAAGCTGCTGTCACAGTTCAACCGAGAAACCGACCCAACCAAGGGTACTGCTCGTCAGCTAGTCATTGATAAGATCCTTATCAGTGAGACTGACTTCCGAGATACCAACGCTTGGACCCTTCAAGATCTTGGTGATCGTGTAGCTTCAGAAGTTGTTGAGAATGGTTGGCGATATAAGCAGCTTCTAGGAACCAACTATATTGTAACCAACAAGACCCAGGTACTTAAGCCAGGTAACGTCTACGGCTTTGCTCCTCCTGAGTTTATGGGTAACAACTACGTTCTTCAGCGAGCCAAGTTCTATGTTGATAAGGTTATTAACGTAATCAAGTGGGTAAGTTGGATGAAGGTTGGTTTCAGCATCGGTAATATTATGTCAGTAGTTAAGCTAGAGCTTTACGGCGGTAACGTCGCTCCAGGTACTCTTGCGAACCTTCCCGACGTTAATCACGAATATGTTGAGCCAGTCCGTGAACGTGATATGTTCAAGAACATTAACAAGGTTGATGACGGATCTACTATTGGTACTGTATCGGTTTACTAATCGATTTTAAAAGGATCTGAACGAGAAAGCGTCCTTTTTAGGGCGCTTTTTTGTTTAAGGAGGTATTCATGGATGGAACAGAGACAGTAACTACACTAAAAGGGCTGGCTTCATTAGGAAGTGGCGTTGCTATCACAGCTATGGTAATGTGGGTTCTTGTTCAACACGTTCTTCCTTTCTTCGAGAGAGCCATTAACAACACGCTAAAAGTTCATCAGGATTCTCTCAATGCAATTATCAAATCATACGATAATTTCATGGAGAAGGTTGTCGCTAATATGGAGAAAGGTCTTAACAACCTAGCTGAAGACATTAGAGAGATGAGACGGGAATTGCGACAAGATCTACATGATAGGGTTTCTGATAGAACAGTAACCAAGATCAAGGTAAAGGAGGATGAATAATGAAAAAGTTCTCCTTTATCTTTTTATGTTGTGTTTTTATGCAGTGCCAACAGGATTTAATTGAGATTAAAACAGTAAGAAAGCCTACAAATTCTCAAACTCCCAACTCTTTCGTCGCGCAACAAAAGGATAAAGACAAAAGTGAAGAGGAAGACAAACCTTGTTCACCTCCTTGTCAAGCTAACACCGAATGTAAAAACGGCAAATGTACAGGATCTGCTCATACAGGTAATGCTTCGTACGACGTAAAACGTGGGCAATCATATATACCTGTGTCTACTATCTTTAACTCATACAACAAAGTAGACCCTCTTGCTCCAAATTAACTTGCTATTCTCCTCACGCGCCGTAGAATAAAAACATGGTAAAGATTAAAAACATTTGTAATGAATCTGGCGTTGGTGCTTTCTACCACTCTCCTTCTTACTCACCTACATCCCACACACTTCCATTTGAACCATATATTGGAGAGATTCAATTAAAGCTAAATGAGTCAATGTCCATTTCTATTTCTACGTATACAAGGCTGGAAGCCTTTCTAAAGGATCTGAAGAAGCACCGTATTGTTGACTTCGTAGAACCTGTTGTAGAAGCTCCTGTGAATATTATTAAAGAAGTTGTGGAGAAAGTTAAGAAGGTAGCGGAGCCTATTAAGGAAGTAGTAGAAATGGTTCCTGAAGTTATTGAACAGGTTGAAGTAGAAACACCTGTAGAAGTTACCGCTGAAGATGTCTTTAAGAAGACAAAGAAGAGGAAGTAATGAAAGTATTTAACATTAGCGATCATCCAAAGTTTATTTCTGTAGATGTTAAATATAGAGGAGGTACCATTAAACCTGGACAAAGTGTAGAAGTAACTGAAATGACTCCAAAAGCTCCTTGTGTAGTACTTACACTTCCTCCTTGGTACGTAGATTGGAAAACTTCTCTACAAACTCCCCAAATTGTAGAACCCGTAATTTCGCTGCCCGAAGAAAAGAAGGTAGAGGAAATTAAAGAAGAAAAGAAAAAGAAGAAGTAAATAACTGTTGTATATTCTTTTTATGGATACACCAGTTAATGTTGAGCCGTATGCTCAAAGAGCAGTACCTCTAAGCGAACTTATAAATAAAGTTCGCAGATTTATGCGTGATAGAGGCGTACTTAATAGACTCATCGCTGGAGAAGAAAGTTCAGATGAGGATATTATGTTAGCTATCGATCTTTGTATTTCAGACTTCAATCACACACCTCCTCCCGTCGGTAAATTCGACTTCTTAACACCTCCTCCTCTATATCTTTTAATATATGGAACAATTGTTAAATTACTAGAAAGTAAAGGATTACTTGAGAGTAGAAACTCTCTCCCATTCAATGATGGTGGTTTATCTGTTGCCGCAGATAAAGACCAGCGTACTCAAGCTTGGTTAGCGCACTTTTCTAATAAATTCGAGACGGATAAGTTGAAGTGGAAAGTCATGAAGAATATTGAAGATTCTTGGGGAGTATCACTTTCCAGTGAGTACATTATTGTCAACAATATTGGATGGATTTCTATGATTTACTAATTCTCTTTTTCATCACGAACCGTAATAATTAAAAAAGGATCTAAAAATGGGATACAGAGCAATTTCACATCAGGGTCTCCCTGAATTACTGGCGGCACTAAATACTTTAGGCGTAGCCAAAGAAGATATTGTTGCACTAGATCATGATGCGACAAGTGGTACATACTTTTGCGTTTACGTGGCATTACTACCATGAATAAAGAAGCATTGGAGTTTTATTTGGAGAGTAAGAATCTACTTTCACAAAAAATAGAGGAGAAACTTGCCGAGGAGAAGGAGGGAGATACTTACAGTAAATTATCTCTTATTTCTGCCGCTCATCAAGAAAAGCAAGCAAATTTCAAAGAGAATGCTATTAAGTTTGTTAAGGCGCATCCCAAGGCAACTGAAAATGCTATTGTTGGGGGTTTAATGGGTGGAGGCTCTGAACTAGCCATGCCTTCACAGTACGATATGACAGGACAGCCGGCGACTAATATGAGTAGAATTGGTAAACGTGCTCTATTAGGAGCAGCTATGGGAGGTGTTGGAGGAGAAATTAAATCGAATGTACGTGGACACATTAGTAAGTTAGCGGCTTCAAAGGAAGCGGGGGCTTGGGACACTGTTAAGACTTTCTCTAAAAACAATCCTTTCACTGTGGGACTTGGTGTAGGGGACGCTCTCATCGGAGCTAATGCTGGATATGTCCACAAATCAAAAAAGGATAGAAATAGAAGTACTTCAAAAAGGGTGTTAGATACTGTTTCAGGGGGATTGGTTGGGCTTGGTATGGGTATGCTTCATGGAGGTATTCTGGACCATCTCGGCAGACCCCTACATAATCCCTCCCCTCCTATGAGGGGAAATATTAAAAAATCTCCAGTAATACCTCAGAAAACAATAGGCCCAGGAACTGCTGAGAAAGGAAAGATTGTAGAAATGCCTTTTGGTAGAAAAGCAACTTCATCACCAATTCCTAAAACAGACAAAAGTCCTAAGGGAACACTTGTTCAATTTCCTCCACCTGAGAAATTAGCTGGAATGTTATCTCCAATGCTCCAACGAGCCGGAGGTATGATTGCCAAAAATCCTCGTGCAGCTAGTGCGGTTCTAGGAGCTGGTGCTGGATTAGCTAGTAATGAACTAACTGGTGCCGATGCCCCTGTATTTTCTGCTGTGGCCGGCGGAGCGTTAGGAGCACTTGGAGGAAAGCAGTTACTTCGTTCAACAGTAAATAGGGCCAAACCATTATTAGGTAAGGATGTTGCTTCTGGCGCAGTTAATGTCATGAAACAAAATAGAGCGAGCCAATTAGCTTTAAAGCCCCCAACATCTGTAAATATGGGCGCTACTCAACGAGCGGCTGCTAAAATGAGGCCCGTTGCTAACACACAAGCTGCGAGAACTCTACCAGTGGGTAAAGGTTCAACTAACTATAATACAACAGCTTCCTCATTACCTTCTCAGACTAGTTTTAATCCAACACAGGTAGCTTCTAATAAACCACAGACGAATCTTCCTGGTGTCTCTTTTAGAGAAGGTCCAGTAGCAAGTCCTGTAATGCCTCAGAAACAAGATCCTATGGCTGGCTATCGCCCCTCAAGAAGTACTATTCCTCAACTAGCGCCACAGAGAGGAAGCATGGCAAAGTCTACATTTGATCCCGCGCTCGCTCAGACAATGAGTAAATTGGCGCACATTATGAAATGGTAGTATTTACTAAATTCTATGCAAGATCGTTTGAACTAGATTCAGTAACCATTTTTTGGGAAATTGAGGACATTTCAAAAGAAGATGATATTTATGCTTTTTCTATGGAGCTTTTTAAAAGCGAAGCATATAACGGTCCCTACGACAAAGTAGCAGGTCCATTTTTTAATATCTTTCAATATAGAGATCCCCTCAATCTCGAAGATCATAAGAATCGTAATATATATTACAAATTAAAAGTAACGGATATACGGACCAATGAATCTATCATGGTTGGTCCTACTGCTCAACTACCTGAGCCCGATTTGATTGCTATGGAAGTTATTCGTCAAGAGGATATGTTGTTTCGTAATTTTATTGGTCGACGATGTTACGTATTTCCTAGAAAAACATTTGGACAAATATGTATTTGTGTACAGCCTCAACAAATGCGTGGACAAATATCAAATTGTAAGACTTGTTATGGAACACTTTATCTTGGAGGTTTTAATTCTCCGACGGCATGCTATATACAATTCGATCCAAATGCTCGATCTACCCAATTAACTCCAGCAATTACTCATAGTATAAATATGACAACCTGTAGATTGATCGCTTTTCCACCATTAAATACTGGAGATATGGTAGTAGACCCAGAGAATCATAGATGGAGAGTCACCCAAGTACAGGTAACCCGTCGTCTTAGTTACGATTTACACCAAGAGTGTCAGGTTAAAGAAATATTGAGAGGAGATATTGAATACGAAGTACCTGTCCTCGACGACATTAAGAAGGTTGATGATATATTTGATTGGCGCAATCGAGTAAATCCCACCACATTTGAATACAAGCCAAAACCTAATTATGAAGGAAGAAAACCAGATGGACTTGTATAATTGTTTGTCCTTGTCTTCCTTTGTTGTATTCTTCTTTTATGAATCTTTATCTGTTTACAGATACCCTTATTAAAACCTCCGAAGAGAAAAAAGAAATGTCCATACCTGAGAGGGTTGGCAGATTTTTAGGTGGAAGTTTTGTAGGTCAGAATGTTCCTTCA